ACACCCAACTTGCAAACCTGTGCGGGCAGTTGCTGTTATTGCAGCGGGTAGAGTACTGCTGCGACCGCGATTACTTGAAGACTTTCCACTACGTGAACACTGATTTCGGTGCTCGAGTCAGGCTGGGGACACAGGCCACGCATGCAACAAAGGACGACGCGACCGCAGCGCGCGACGCGTATAACGCCACGCTGCCCGAGAAAACGTCAGCTTAACCTGCTATCGGGGCTCGAGCCCCGATAGCAATAATTCACTTGACAGACTGAGCGGCACAGCCGCTCAGTAGCCCGCTCCCCGCCGCCGCCCTGCCTGCCTGCAGTGCTGCACTGCAACTTGACTTCCCGCCCGGCGCGCCGGGCGGGAGAGAAGGTTAGATAGGGGGAGGGCCATAAACACACCGGCATAGACTCAGGTCAGACCTTCGCCCAGTTTTTAGCCTGAGAACCTGCCGTGGAAACCTGACCTCTATCCCCCACCCCCATAAAACCACCCCTTTGTTTGTAAAACGCGGACAGCGGGTATATATTCCCGATTCATGAAACTTGATCATTTAGACGTTGAAGCCGAACGCCTGCGCCTCGAGCTGCGGTTAACGCAACTTGAAGCACAGGAAAAAGCCACATCCAACTTCTTATCATTCTGCCAATACGTTTGGCCGGAGATGTTAGTTGGTGAGCACCATCGTCGTATATGTGCTGCCCTTGATCGTGTAATCGAGGGCAAGTGTAAGAGGCTGATGATTGCGATGCCGCCGCGGCATGGTAAGTCCCAGCTTGGAAGTTATCTGTTTCCTGCCTACCTGATGGGGAAGCTGCCGCAGAGTAAGTTGATTGTTGGCTCGCACACCGCGGAGCTCGCTCAGCGGTTCGGTCGGATGATTAGGAACCTTGTTGACGATGAGCGGTACAAGGAGCTATTTCCTAATACACAACTTTCTGCTGATTCCAAGGCTGCTGGCCGGTGGGCCACGAGCCACGGTGGTGAGGCCTTTTTTATTGGTAAGGGCGGCGCGATGACGGGCCGTGGTGGGGATGTAGTTGTATTGGATGATATTTTGGACGAGCAGGATGCTTTGTCTGAGACGGCGATGGAGAACACGTGGGAGTGGTATACGAGTGGTCCGCGTCAGCGATTGCAGCCCAATGGGTCGATTATTGTAATTAATACAAGGTGGAAGACGGATGACTTGTCGGGGAGGTTGTTGAAGTTACAAGGTCAGTTGAAAGCGGACCAGTGGGAGATATTGGAGTTTCCGGCGATATTGCCGTCGGGTCGGCAGTTGTGGCCGGAGTATTGGAGTTTGGATGAGTTAGAGAAGGTCAAGCTAACGATTGGTTTGAAGAAGTGGAATGCGCAGTGGCAGCAGCAGCCGACGAATGATGAGGGGGCGATATTAAAGAGGGATTGGTGGCAGCGGTGGAAGAAGGCGGATCCGCCGCCGTGTGATTATGTGATTCAGACGATGGATACGGCGTATTCGAAAAAGGAGACGGCGGATTTCTCTGTTATCGCGACGTGGGGCGTGTTCCGCGCATCTGCTGACTCTGGCCCTAATTTAATTTTGTTATCAGTTAGAAAAGGTCGGTGGGACTTTCCTGAGTTAAAGCGTATTGCTCGGGAGGAGTATCGGTATTGGGAGCCGGATAATGTGTTGATTGAGGCGAAGGCGACGGGGACTCCTTTGCAGCATGAGTTGAGAAAAATGGGGATACCGGTGACGATGTATTCCCCGGGGGGTAGGCGTTCTGGGCAGGATAAGATAAGTCGTGCCAATGCGGTTGCGCCGATATTGGAGAGTGGGATGGTGTGGTATCCGGAGGATGAGGAGTTTGCGCAGGATTTGGTGGAGGAGTGTGCGGCGTTTCCCAATGGCGCAAATGATGATCAGGTGGATGTTACCGTTATGGCATTAATGCGGTTTAGGCAGGGCAATTTTATTGCTTTGGATGATGACGACGATGAAGAGCGCGAGCCGCAGGGCGTGATTGAGTATTATTGAAGAAAGTGGTAGTTTCGGCGTGGGCGTGGATAGGGGATAGGAATGGCCGAGAGCATTAGTCAGCAGATACGTGAGGCGGCGATAGCGCGCGGGATTGATCCTGAGGTAGCGTTAAAGATTGCCAATGCGGAGAGTGATCTTGTCTCGAGCGCCAAGAACCCCCGGTCCTCGGCGCGTGGGTTGTTTCAGGTGACGGATGATACGTGGAAGTTTTACGGTGGCGATCCGAAGAAGAGGAATGATGTTGCTGAGAATATTCGGGTTGGGTTAAATGTTATTGATGGCAATCGCGCCGAGTTCAAGCGGTTATATGGCCGCGAGCCATCGCAATCTGAACTTTATACGATGCACGTATTCGGCAAGACAGGTGGGCCGATGGTGCTATCGTCGGACCCGAATACGGCGTTAAAAGAGCTCCTGTCCCCCAAGGTATTAAAAGCCAATCCCCAGTTCAAGAGCATGACGGTAGCAGAGCTATCTGAGAGCATGCGCAAGAAGATGAAGGAGCCTGCAGCAGCGACTTCCAAAGCGTCTGTAACAGCAGGGCCTGCTGTAGCGCCTGCCACGCCTAAGGAGACGATAAAGCCACAAGCTCCTGTCAAACAGGTGGCACAAGAGAGTGCGCCTAAGCGGCCTGAGATGTCGCGCGATTTCTTGGCATCCATGGGGCCAAGTTATATGGGGGCTCTTGCAGTGTCTACCTTAGGGGATTTGTACGATGACCGCGAAGAAATGGGCTTGTACGAAGATGAGGAGGAGGATGACTCATTTGATGATCTGGATGAAGATGAAGTGGAGGAGCGCAGAACGCAACGTCGTTTAGCTGAAGCAGATCTTTCTACGTTTGAGACGACAGAGGAGCCGGTCAAATTGGCCTTTGGCGGATTGCCATACAAGCCTTCTGCCATGCTGCCTTCTGCCGTTAAGACGCAAGTAGCGACTGCACAACAGCAGTGGGACGCGTATAACAAGGCAGCAGCAGATTACAACAGACGGGTGGATGAGTACAACAATCTGTTGAACCAATATAACTCGGCGTTCGTTCAATACGAAGGACAGCCCGTTACTTATTATGCCGCGGGCCGCGGTAATATTACCCCAACAACCTCTCAAAGAGGATTGCCTTCTTTTCATACTTCCCAACAGGGTAAGACATATATTCCTGTGGATGTAGGCGGCGGTAATTTCTTGATTCGCACGGGCGAGTTCATGAAGATGGCCGCGCCTCGCGAGCCGGGTGGCGGCCCAAGCCAGCCCTCCGCCTCGGCAGAACAAGTGCAGGCCGCAGTAGATTTAGCCAAGGCAAAGCAGCGCCGTCTGCAGTTTGTCTATGACGTTTTGGAAGATCCCGAGAGATACAATCTGTCTATTCCAAAGTTGTTTGCTGATGGCGGTTATGTAAAGCGCGCAGACGGCTCCCCTGTCTATGGGGAGGTGGCAGATACAGGCCCAGTTACTGCAGATACCCGCGCTGCACTGTCCTTGCCCCAAGGCTTATCTGCTTCTGATGCCTTTAATATACTGCGCCGCATTTATGGCGAGGGGGTATCCAACCTTGAGTCAGATGTCCGTGGCTCTGCTGCCGTGATTCCCGGTTTTGTTGGCGATATCGGGCAGGAATTTGATATCCCCTATCTTCGCCGCGCGCCGAGTACAAAACAAATTCTAGAGGCTACGCCCCGCGCTACTACGCCGACTGAAGAAGCAGAAGGTTTTGAAGAGGTTGGCACATATCTGCCACTTCCTGTCTCACCATCAGCAGTTAAAGGATCGGCCAAGGCAATGATGAATATGTTTAAGAGGCCCGCTCCTCCTCCTCCTCCTTTTCCTGACATTTTTACGCCCACTCCTTATGGTGCCTTGGAGCAGTTGGTATACGAAAGAAGGATGGCAGAAAGAAGAATGGCGGCTCCTCCTCCTCCTCCTCCTCCTCCTGCTACTACTGCAGCTCCTGTAAGCGAAGCAGCAACAACCGTCGCCACTGCGGCAGAAGGCATGCGCCCGCTGGATCAGATGTTTGTTAGCAAGGTGGATGATTTCATAGCTGGACAGAAAAATCCGGTGACCAAGCAGCAATTGCTGGGTCAGATGCGCGGCAAGTTCAGGGATTATGAGATAGGGCGCGTGGAGCAAGCTTTGGCTGATCTGCCGGATAACGCCAAGATCATGCCGCAGGTTCTTTCTGCTCGCGTATCAAAGACGTACCCTACGTCTAATCTGCGCACCACAATTATCGAGCCTGACACTATAAACCGTCATTTTCTTCACTTTAATATTGATAATCCTTATGTAGATAAAAAGATAGGATCGGTTAATTTGAGCTTGCCTGTTACAAAGCAAGCCAAGGAGCTATCAAAGAATGCGGATTTTACTAGAAACGTAATTAATGATGTATTTGAAGGAAGAGTTAATTCTATAGAATTAGAAACAGCGTTAGATTTTTTAAAAAAGGAAGGATTGGCTTCTGATTTCAAGGGGGTCATAAATGCTGTCAATAAGATAAAAAACGGTGTAAAAAAATTAGATGAAGAAAAGAAAGTCATTGATAACTTGTACAAGGCGGTTGAGTACCCATCTCTTCATCCAAAGTTTAAAGATATTGCTAACGAACTATACGTAAAATACCCAAACCTTTCTTGGAGTGAACGGCAAGCCTTGGCTGACAAAGAAATGCTAAAAGAGGCTAAAAAAATGTTGGATTCAATGAATGTCTCCATTCCAAAGCAAATGGATATCAATTCACCGCAATTTAAAACATTGGTTAAAAATGAGGCGCTTAGCAGATTAACTAAACTAAAGGACAGCTTTACTAGGTCAGCAAAAGCCGTTGAGTATGATGTTTTGGACGAAAAAACAGCTCTTGGTAAAAAGCTTAAAGAAAAGTTAATATATTACGGTCAACACAGCGCCATCACTCCTGAAGGCGGGAACGTAGCTTTTAGCCGATTTGTTGACCATGAAACTGTTCTTCCAGAGCTAGGTAAGGCAAAAGTAATGCATTTTGTTGAACTGCAGTCAGACCGACTTGATGATTTATGGAAGAGTGGATCAAAAGGCGGAAGTAAACAAAAAGATTTGGTTGAGGCAGCGGAGCTTGGAAAGAAGATTAAAAAACTTACCGCTGATGACAAGGTAAGAGAAGGAGTTATCAAGCTTGTGGACTTGGAGGCTAGGTCATTCAGAACCCCGCTTGAGAAGTCAGAGGCTGTTCAATCTATTATTAGACAATATCCTGATCAAAAGAAAGAGCTAATCGAATTTTTAAAACTTTCTGACCGGGAATCTAAGCTCAGGGAAAGAATTAAACTTGGTGACTACCAACTAGAAGAGGCTTTTGCTGGTATGGAGAAGTCTCCTCAGGTCGTTCAGCAATTGATGATCAAGAACGCCATTGGTGCGGCTATGCAGCGCGGTGTCAATGTGATCACCTTCCCCGGCAAGGAATCTTCACAAGCCCAGTTGTATGAAAAACTGCCTGCAAACTTGAAGCAGGTAGTAAAAGACTTAGGCCCCGGCTTTGAAATTCGTCCTATTGAACTATATGACGGGTTAGGAACCATGTATACCCATCCCGGCCTTGTATGGGATAACAAGACAGCACAGAGGATATTGAAAGAGGGTATCCGTTTTAACAAAGGCGGCATGGTGGATAAGAACGACCTAGACTACGCAAGATACATCTAAGGAACAGATATGCCAATCGAACGCGACACAGGAGCCCCTCAGGGCAATATGCTTGATATTGAGGTAGATGCCGAGGGCATGCCTGAGATCGAAATAGAGATCGACGAGGAAGGTGGCGCAACCGTCAGCATTGAGGAAGAGGAAAACGAGGTTGATTTTTACGCCAACCTCGCAGAAGTCCTGCCGCCTGATGTTTTGGCAAAAATATCTGATGACTTGATGATGCTGTACGAGGCGGATGTGACTTCCCGCGCCGAGTGGGAAAAGATGTACGCCAAGGGCATGGATATGCTGGGCATGAAGATAGAGGAGCGCACCAAGCCATTCCGTGGCGCATCGGGCGTGTTCCATCCGTTGTTGCAAGAGGCTGTCGTTCAATTCCAAGCACAGGCATTAAAAGAGCTAATGCCTTCTGAAGGCCCGGTTAGAACACAAGTTCTTGGCAAAGAGACGCGGGAGAAGGTCATGCAGGCCGCGCGCGTTCGCGACTTCATGAATTACCAGATCACCACGGTAATGCAGGAGTACACGCCTGACTTTGATCAATTGCTGTACTACGTCGGTTATGGTGGCTCGGCGTTCAAGAAGGTGTACTACGATATCAATTACAAGCGCATGGTAAGTGAGCTTGTGCTGCCGGATAACTTGTACATCCCGTACAACGGCTCGTCCGTCATGAGCAAATGCGAGCGCATCACGCATCGCATCCCTATGTCCACCAATTTCTACCGTAAGTCGGTGGTAGCTGGGCAGTATTTGGATACTGCGCAGGCTTCTCAGGACTTGGATAAGTCAGATATCAAGGAAGCCAAGGATAAGGCTACGGGCGTAGAGCCGTCTGGAGACGAGGAAGAAATCTATTTGCTGGAGTTTCATATTGATTATGACTTGCCCGGATTTGAGGACAAGGACGATGAGAATAAGGAAACAGGCATCAAGTTGCCGTACATCATTACGGTAGATGAGACGACTAAGGCGGTTGTTGGCGTTCGGCGTAACTGGCAGGAAGGTGAGAAATCTTCGCGCCGTGAGTATTTCATCCATTATCTGCTGGTTCAAGGCCCGGGTGCATATGGCTTAGGCTTCTTGCATCTGATTGGCAGCTTGTCGCAAAGCGCCACGTCTTCTCTGCGTCAGTTGATTGATGCGGGCACGTTTGCTAACTTGCCTAGTGGTTTTAAGGCCAAGGGTGCTCGGATAGAGAACGATGATGTGCCGATTGCGCCGGGGGAGTGGCGCGACATGGATGCAGGCGGTATGGAGTTGACATCCTCGATGTTGCCGCTGCCGTATAAGGAGCCGAGTCAAACGCTGTTCCAGTTGTTGGCATTCTGTGTGGATGCTGGCCGTCGCATGGCATCAATTACGGATTTGCAAGTAGGCGACAGCAATCAGAATGCTGCAGTGGGCACCACTATTGCGTTGTTGGAGAAGGGTTCTGCGGTGATGTCCGCTGTTCACAAGCGGCTGCACTATTCGCAGAAGCTGGAGTTTCAGCTTCTGGCAAAAGGTTTTGCGGAGTA